AGAGTCGGGAAGTGGATCTGTCGAGAGTGGTCGATAAACCACAGTGGCGCAACAGTTTTCGATGTGTCAGGCAAGTTCGAGCAGGTGTTTGAGTGAGTATCGCATCTGATATCCAGAAGCTTGACCCCGGAGCGCTCGTGGAACTCTTCACGCTGGACGCCACGGTGGTAGCCGGCGGGGTGTTCCATTTCCATGCCGGAACGAACGAACTTGGCACGGACGTTGTTTGGCAAGGGGTGACCTACACTCGCTTCCCGATTGAAGTAACAGGGTTTGAGGCGAGGTCTTCAGGCACCGCCCCTCGACCGAAGATCAAGGCCAGCAACATCGGCGGGGCTTTGGGTGCTGTTGCTCGAACGGCAGGTGACCTCATCGGTTCAAAACTTACACGCAAGCGCACCTTTGTTCGCTACCTTGACGCGGTCAATTTCGCGGCCGGAAATCCGAGTGCGGACCCGAACGTCTACTTTTCCGATGACGTTTACTTTGTTGATCGGAAGTCTGTGGAGAACAAGACACTCATCGAGTGGGAACTTGCTTCAGCCATGGACCTGGTCAACGCCAAGATCCCAAAAAGGCAGATTGTGGCCAATGTGTGCACGTTTGCGTACAGAGGCGCTGAGTGCAACTACACGGGCGGCGCAGTGGCTACAGCCAGTGACACCCCCACAACCGATCTGTCCAAAGACGTTTGTGGTAAGCGTGTGGCATCGTGCAAACTACGTTTCGGAACTTACGCCGTGCTCCCCTTTGGGGGTTTCCCGGCCGCTGCGTTGGTGAGGTCATGAACGAAATCCTGAACGCCGCCCTTGCCCATGCCGATTCCGTAGCCCCGGCTGAATCGTGCGGGCTTGTCGTGCTCAAGGATGGAAACCTTGAGTATGTTCGTTGCGTGAACACAGCCAAGGACACACTCCAGGATTTCCGCATCGACCCTGAAGAATATGCCAACGTCGAAGATGGCGGGGAAGTGGTCATGGTCGCGCACTCCCACGTGTACATCCCCCCGATCCCATCAGAAGCAGACAAAGTTGGTTGTGAGCAGTCACAGCTTCCTTGGTTGATTGTGAACCACCCCGTGGGCACACACACGATAACCTACCCGTCCGGGTACAAGGCTCCGCTGATCGGCAGGTGCTTCAAGGGAGGTTTGTTCGACTGCTACGCCCTTGTCAAAGATTATTTCGCACAAGAGTGCGGTATCACCCTGCCGGATTGTGAAAGGCCGGCAGTCTGGTTTGAAGTTGGCGTGAGTATCCTGACGGACAATTTCAAGGAATTTGGTTTTGTGGAGATTTCAGAAGAAGACCTACAGCCCGGTGATTGTCTGCTGATGCGAGTCGGTGCCACTGTACCAAACCATTGCGCAGTCTATCTCGGTGACAACATCATCCTCCACCATGTGAAGGACAGGTTGTCTGGTCGTGAAGTGTATGGGACGTTCTGGAGAAGGGCCACGACCCACTACTTGAGGTATGCGGGATGAAGACGATTCGCCTCTACGGTGACATGGGGAAGCGGTTTGGGCGTGAGCACAGGTTTGATGTGAAGACACCTGCTGAGGCGGTGCGAGCCTTGTGCAGTCAAATCCAGGGCTTTCGAGCGTACCTGCACGAACACGCACAAAGCGCCTTCAAGGTGTTCGTCGGGGGTAGGAATGCCCATGACGGGTTGCAACACCCATCTTCAGACAAAGAGATCATTCGCATTGCTCCAACTGTTCAAGGATCGGGTGCGGCGGGCAGGATTGTGCTCGGGGTTGTTTTGATTGCTGTCGGTTTTTTTGCAGAAATGCCAAATCTGATAGTGGCCGGGGCAGCTATGGTTCTCGGCGGTGTTGTGGAAATGTTGTCTCCCACACCGAAGATAAAGAGCGGTGTGGATGCAGAGAAGACCGAAAACAAACCCTCTTACAATTTCAACGGCCCTGTAAACACAGTAGCCCAAGGCCATCCGGTGCCGCTTGCTTATGGCGAAATCATGACGGGTTCGGCAGTTATATCGGCAGGAATGGTGACCGTATGAGACTGATTGGAAGTGGGGGCAAGTCCTCCGGAGGAAGCTCAGGAGGAAGCAGAACCGCAGTCGAAGATCCCGATAGTCTTCAGTCTCGGCAGTACGCCCATGTGGTCGATCTGATCTCTGAGGGGGTTGTCGAGGGCTTGGTCAACGGTTTGAAATCAGTCTATCTGGACGGCACACCAATCCAGGCCAAGGATGGGTCTGCCAACTTTAACGGGGTGACTCTCGATTTCCGTCACGGATTCAATGTTCAGGACCATATCCCTTCCCCGGTCGGGGTTGAGAACGAGTACGCGGTGGGTGTGCAGGTTCAGAACGCCGTACCAATCGTTCGCTCGATCTCAGGCAACGTTGATGCAGCCAGAATCACGCTTGGTTTTCCAGCGCTCACATCACAGGATCCGAGCACAGGAGATTTGCATGGAACATCGGTAGCAATCTCAATTTCCGTGCAGAACAATGGTGGTGGCTACGCTCTTGCACCCCTCGGGTATCAGTGGGATGATGTTCCAGCTTACAGTGTCCCCTACCCACCTTATCCGGATTCTTCCATAACCTATGGTACGTGCACGCAGATGGGGATCACCTTCACGGCACGGTTTCCGTCTGTAATTGTTTATTCCGATCCGCATGTTTACGATGTCGAACCTGTAGCTACCACTGAATATTTGCCGTTGCGATGGGTGATTGAGTATAGAGGCCCCGATGACATTTGGCACAGTTATGAGTCTGAGTCCAGGCCGGGTTCGGCAGAGGAGTTTACAAGAACCGTATACCCGCCTGCTGGTCAGTGGGGTAGTCGGTCTGTTCGCGTCACATTACTGTCCGAGGGAAGTGCGATAACATCCTGTATCGGTCACGCCTTGAATGTGTCGTATACGAGCACGATAACAGGAAAGACAACCTCTAGGTACAGAAGGTCGTATCGGGTTGAATTGCCAGCACCCGGACCTTGGGATATTAAGGTGACGAGGGTTACCTCTGACAGCAGTTCGTCGGCGTTACAGAACCAGACGTGGTGGGATTCTTTGGCAGAGATTGTGGACGCGAAGTTCTCGTGCCCAAATAGCGCCATGGCGTCTTTGTTTATCGACTCAAAGCAGTTCCCAACCGTCCCTGTTCGTGGGTATCATATTTACGGAATTCAGTGCCAGATACCATCAAACTACGATTCGTTTGCTCACACCTATTCAGGCACTTGGGACGGCACGTTTCTGACGAGATGGACCGATAACCCCGCGTGGGTGTTCTACGATTTGCTGACAAACGAGCGATACGGGCTTGGTTCGCATATCGAATCCACTGCAATTGATAAGTGGCAACTGTATGAAATTGGCAGATACTGTGACGAACTTGTGCCGAGTGGTTTTGGCTACTTTGAACGTCGCTATTCGTGCAACTTGTACATACAAACAAGAGAGGACGCCTACAAAGTTCTGACCAACATTGCTTCTATTTTCCGGGGCATGGCGTTCTGGTCCGCTGGTCAGGTGACAGCCACAGCGGATATGCCATCAGATCCCGTGTGCCTGTTTTCAAATGCAAACGTCATTGATGGGGAGTTCACCTATTCTGGCAGTTCCAAGTCGGCAAGGCATACCGTTGCTTTGGTGACATGGAATGACCCCAAAGATCTCTATCGGCAGAAAGTGGAATACGTCGAGGATGCTGAGGGCATTGCTCAATTCGGGGTGAACGAAACCGAGGTCTTGGCTTTCGGCTGCACATCTCGGGGACAAGCACATAGGATGGGCAAGTGGATTCTCTACACTGAAAGGATGGAAACCGACCTTGTGACATTCAAGACGGGGTTGGAAGGTTTCGCGGCCTATCCCGGCGCAACCATCAAGGTTGCAGACAAATTGAGATCCGGCGAACGTATTGGGGGCAGGTTTGTCTCTGTTGTCGGTACGACAGCCACGATTGACGCACCTGTCACGCTGTCAGCACTCATCCCCCACACACTGACAGCCGTACTTCCTGATGGGACAGTGCAGGGTCGTCAAATCACGAACTCAGGTACGATCACGGTTCTGAATCTGGCCTCTGCGTTCTCGTCGACGCCGCTACCAATGGCCATGTGGACGATTTCGTCCACTGACGTGGTTCCGCAGACGTTCAGGGTGATAAGTGTCACGGAGGATTCCCCCACACAAGTCAGCATCACGGCACTCAACTATGACCCTGCCAAGTATGCGGCCATCGAGTTCGGGATCACTTTCACACCCCCGCCGATTTCCACCATAACCATCCTGATCAAAACACCCACTCGGTTGTCGGCCACCGACACCCTGTACCTGACTGGCCCCGGCCTTGTTGGTACAAAGATGCACGTGGCCTGGGAGGGGAATGCGCCCGAGTACGATGTGAAGTGGCGTCAGGGAAGTACCAACTTCAAGACTGTCCGTGTCAGTACAAACTCGGCTGACATTTATCCTGTCAATGAGGGGCAAACCGCGATTGAAGTTCGGGGTGTTTACTCGTTGGGAAGGTTGTCTGCGCCGGCAACCCTGACTTACACTGTGCTTGGTAAGACGCTTCCCCCATCCGATGTGGGCACATTCTCAATAACCGGAAGTGATCTGTTCTGGACCCCTGTGAGTGACCTCGACCTTGCCGGTTACAGGATCAGATTCTTGTACGGAACCTCTCGAAATTGGGGTGCAGCTACGCCGCTGCATGATGGATTGGTTATTGGTTCGACCTACAGGATGACAAGTGCCTTGTACGGGACTGTGTCTTTGCTAATTAAAGCTGTAGACACCACAGGTAATGAGTCAAAAAACGTTGCCGCCATTGTTACAAATCTCGGCGACCCGATTGTCGACAACGTGTTGTTCTCCTACGATGTTCATGGCGCTGGATTTCCGGGTTCGTTGGTTGGTTGCCATATTGATGCTGGCGACCTTGTGGCCGATGTCGATTCATCGCCTATGATGTGGGAGTCGGACAGCTACAACTTTTGGGACTTCGATGAAACCGCATTCATGTGGGACACGACGACCTATTTTCCAACAAGCTACTCTTTTGCCTACGATCTGATTTCCGATTGGGTCGGGGCGAAGGTCACGCTTCCTGTAACTCACACGTCAGCCGCCTTGACTGTTTATTACAGGAAGACCGGACTTTCTGACATGTGGAGTACCGAGGGAGACCCCATGTGGGATGCCGACTCCGATGCCATGTGGATAGATGATGCATGGCTACTGTGGCCCGGATATATTGTCGCTGAAACCGGGACATACGAATGGTTGCTGGAAACCCCGGCTGCATCAATCGAGCACAGGGTATCCGACCTTTCTGTTATCATTGATGTCCCTGACATTGTCGAAAGTTTTGAGGATGTCAGTATTGTGTTTGGGGGCACGCGACTCCCGATAACAAAAACCTATAGGCAGATAAAAAACGTTTCCGTGACCTTGCAGCACACAGGCGGAACCGCTGTATCTGCCATGGTCATGGACAAAAACTCCACGCTTGGACCACTAATAAACTGTATTGACAGCACTCTGACAAGCACGGCTGGTTCTATTGACGCAACAGTACAAGGATACTAAATGGCAACTCTACCTCCATCCACTGATTTTACGGGTTCCTCTGTCACTCAAGGAGGGGCGAAGACTTTTGTGAGCACGTTACGCACGTTCATTGCCGATTTGCTCGGTACAGATTCATCGAACAAGGCCGCAGCCATGACGGCTTTGGGGCTTCCCACAGGAAGTTTGGGGTATCGCAACAAAGCTATCAACGGGAAATTCGCCGTTAATTCCAGAGCCGTGGCTTCGTCCGGGACTTTGAGTGCTGGACAATATCTGTTCGACGGATGGAAAGCGGGAGCATCGGGCTGCACCTACTCCTACGCCACAGCCAACAACCTAACCACCTTGACGATCACGGCAGGCAGCATGGTTCAGATCATCGAGGGGATCAACTTGATGTCAGCAACCTATGTGCTGACATGGGCGGGGACGGCGCAGGGGAAGATCGGTGCAGGTTCCTACGCCGCTTCTGGCGTGACGGCTTCAGTGACTGGCGGAACAAACACCAGCATCGAGTTCAACACCGGAACCTTGACCTTGGTGCAGTTCGAGGAAGGAACCAACCCGTCGTCGTTTGAACACAGGAGCTTGACTTTTGAGCAACTGATCTGCGCTCGATACCTGCCCGTGTTCTCTTATGGTTCGTCGGAAGAAGTTGGCAGCGGTTTGATGTACTCATCCACAACGGGGTTGCTTACTATAAATTTCCTTGTCCAAACCAGGGTCGCAGTCACCGCAGTCACCGCAAGTTCGGCTGGATTCCTGACTTTCCAAGGTGGGGGATACACTTCCGCAACGTCAGGCATCACGATCAACAGCGGGGGCAAACTCTGTGCATCCTTGAGTTGCACCATTAGCGGGGCAACGGCCGGTCAGGGTGCTCGAATCTACACTAACGGCTCAGGCAAGCTGATCTTTACGGGGGCTGAACTATGAGCACGTGGAAGTACGTTGATGGTTCGCGTGGTGTGGCGATGAGGGTCGGACCGGACGGCGGTTTGGAAAGCGCTCTGGTCGACCACCTTCCCAGCGGTACGGTCGTGGATGAACCCGATCCTGATCCGTTGCAGACCGTGGTCACCCCTTGGCAAATTCGCAAGGCTTTGAATGCTTCCGGTTTGAGAGCAACCATCGAAGGGGCTGTGGCTGCATCAAGTCAGGAAGTCAAAGACGCCTGGGAGTACGCCTTGGAGTTCCGCAGAGACAACCCCTTGATCGAGGGCTTGGCTGTGTCCTTGGGCAAGACTTCCGAAGAGTTGGACGATCTGTTCAGGCTGGCAGCAAGTCTGTAATCCTTGTGCAGATTTTGTGCAAATGTACCGCTCACACCTGCACAATTCTGCACACTATGGCCTCCCACACCAACTAAGCGGACTCAAACCCAAGCCGTTCACGGCCAAGGTCGCGGCCACTTCGTTCAACGTCATCAGTCTCATATCGCGGTGGCCATAGCCATAAACGCATCGTAGCCCTTGGCCAAGACCCGTGAGTCCAGGCGGGGGAGGATTGATTCCGCTGCCAGCGCCCCACGACACAACGCGTTGATCTCGATTTCAGTAGCTGACCAGACACCTGTCTCGACTTCGCGGTTCGAGATTTGTTCGAGGGTGATGACGGCGTTGTCGACGTGGACCTTGTCCTGCTTGTTGATTTTCTTCAGTCCGTCCGATGTCAT